TGAAGGTGGCATAACTATAAAAGTAAAATGTGACTCTTTAAATAATGTTTATGTATTCGGATCAAGAGGTACCGGCTCTTCCACTACAATAATAAGGAACACAACTGGTGTCATTGCTACACTTAAACCAGGCGGTACTTCTACATCGTATTCTTTTATATGTAAACTAAGTTCGACTTTAAATTATATATATTCTAGATTCCTGTCTGGTGTGAGTAGTAAGTGCATTTACATAGATGCGGTAGATAATGTTTACATTTCAGCAAGTTTTCCTTTAGGAACACATAATTTTGTTGACAACACTGGTTCATCCATATACACATTTACGTCTTCGGTACCCCATAATTCTATATTCAAGATTAACACGTCTGGTTCAGTAATGTATAGATTATTGTTAAATTCGATAATGCAACAGAACGTATCTCCACAGTATGCAGACGTACGAAGTATGCTAGTAGATTCTCAAAATAATTTATACATAGCGGGGTCTTATGAACGTTCACCTTCAATAACCAATGGTAATGGTATATCTATTTTTACATTTACAACTCCTCGAGGTCAATCTTCTTCATTTTTGTTACAACTTACTGAATCGATGATTCTAAAAGCGTCTCCTGGACCGATAGGGTCTCCCGGACCGGCTCCAAGGGGTCCAACTCCTGCACCGATAGGGTCGCCTGGACCAGCTCCAAGGGGTCCAACTCCTGCACCGATAGGGTCGCCTGGACCAGCTCCAAGGGCTCCATCTCCCGCACCACTAGGAGTTCCAGGACCCGCTCCAAGGGCTCCATCTCCTGCACCACTAGGAGTTCCAGGACCCGCTCCAAGGGCTCCATCTCCTGCACCACTAGGAGTTCCAGGACCCGCACCAAGGGGCCCAACTCCAGCACCAGTAGGAGTTCCAGGGCCGACACCACTAGGGTCTCCTGGGCCGACACCAGGAATGGTTCCAGGACCAGCACCACTAGGGTCTCCTGGGCCGACACCAATATTTTCTCCCTTTACTTTACAGGGTCCAATGGCGACCCCCGCACCAGGAATGGTTCCCTCACCGGCTCCATTTGGAACTCCGCCGGCACCAATAGGGTCTCCTGGACCGTCTCAGGTCTCGCGAAGAGAAGTAAAGTATTCGTCTACTATTCAACTTAACCCACCTGCTTCAGGTTCTGCTAATTTTACATTGACAGATACTACTCAAAATTTTAGTGTTATTAGTTGGGCACTTCAGTCTGGAACTCGTATATCAACGAGTGATATAGGGAGTCATATTTTTTTCGTAGTAAATGGAATATTTGTAGTAGGGATAATTGGAACATTTATGTCATTTTCGGGTGGTGCTTTACCAATTACTTTAATTCACAATCAGAATAGGATTACCGGACCGTTCACTGTTGAAGGATCTATATTTGGAATATCTACCGATGCGACTTACCCTGCTTATGGGTACCCATCCCCATCGCCAGCCACGCACACGTCAGTGACATTGACAACTACTTTCTGTCTAGGACCGACCGGTGGCCCCATGGTTCATGATATTACTAATGCAAACGGTACTACGGCAATAAGTAATTTGCCTTTGAGTAGTTCTGACGACATAGGCAAAACAATTCATATATTAACCACTACTGGCTATAAAATAGTCGGTATTATAGATAGTTTCCTGTCAAGCAGTGTACGAATTGCAATCAAAAACAAAATAAATCCACAGATACCGCCTGCACCGGGATTTGGGATTACTGCGATTTCTCAAATAATACTCAGTTCGTATAAGGACTATACTATTGATCTTTTTCCTACTCCATTTCAACCCGTGCGAAGAGCAGTGATTTATACAAATGTTATGAATGTTTGGCACCCTGGAGATAACTCCCTTACACTTCAAACATCTACTTCGACCAATGTCAACACTTTGGCGGTGTCTGGATCTGGAACTCGTATATCATCGAGTGACATAGGGAGTTATATTTTTTTCCGAGTCGGCGTGGTTGAAGTAGTATGTCAAATTCATAGGGTGCACAATTTTTCTACTTCAATCGCCACATCGATATTGCATCAAAGTGGACCTGTCCCATTTCAAACGTCCACACCAGTTCAAGGATCAGTTTTTGGAATATCTACAGATATAAATTTCCCCGATTTTGGGTTCACGTTTCCACCAACGCAAAGAGAAGTTGTATATTCTCCAAGAATTGAATCTCGTCCACCAGGTTCAACGGGGAACCAGAATACCTTTATTTCATTAAACCGTGGGACATCGACGCTTTCTAATTGGCCATTGACATCTGGAACTCGTATATCAACGAGTGACATAGGGTTGTATATATTTTTTACGGTAAATGGAAATTGGATAATAGCTAGAATTGAAGGAACTGCGAACAACTCTGCGGTACTTATCAGTATAGTGTCTACCAGTGGAAATATAGATTTAATGACAACTGACATTAGTCAGATAGATAATAATGCATTTTTAATATCTACTGATACGAATTTTAATTTCCCAATGTGGGGTATACCACTTACATGGCCTTCGGCTGGGAGTAAGCGGCTTATATCTGGGGCTACTACAACCTGGACTTCAAGTAGTACGGCCGTTAATGGTAGTGCTTTTAATTTTGGGACTAAGGGTGCTTTGGGTATAACGACCAGTGATACGAACAGTTTTGTATATTTTTATGAAAATAATGTATTGAGAATAGGTCAAGTAACATCTGTAGGGTCTGTGGACGTGTATGTAACACCAGTTGATGGATTGGCTGCACCACCGAACCCCGGGTCAATTATACCATTACCAGTTGCAATTACTCCAACAAGACTAACATCGACAATATTTTTTGACATTGAATTTAGAAAATTGTCACCAACCACAGTACCAGCACCAATAAGAGTTCCCGGACCCACTCCAGTAAGGTCCCCCGCACCAATAAGAGTTCCGCCACCGATTCCTATCTGGTTAGACATCACGTTTTCTGGCATATTGGACGTCGTCGTATTTACGGAGCGGGCGGGTAGCAATGAGTATTACTACTATTCTTTACAATATAGTCCTAATTTGCAGTTTAGATTTTGGGATGTTAACAATCTTTCTATGAGTGACAGAGGAAAAACAGTTCATATATTAACAACCACAGGATATAAAGTAGTAGCTACGCTCGGAACAATTGAGGACTCATCGAAGAAAATAGACCTTAACTTTAAAAGAACAACCGTACCAAACCCACCAGAAGGTGTGACAACTAGGCATAGAATTTCCAGAATATTAATCAGTTCACTTACCAATTTTGATATCGATCTATTTTTGTCGCTTGTGCCACCCCCTGGACAACTCGTACCGCCTCCGTGTCCGGCACATTCTCTCACCAATACTCAAAATATAGATGATCTGCAAGAGGTACAAATATTTACATATGGTAATATAGGGTTTAGAATTGAACCAGATGGGAATTGTTACCAAGTACATATAGTACCAGATAACCCCACATCCGTAATGGTATCTGTCTGGACAAACAGTGACCCGAATATAGATACGTATACACACGTAGAAGCGAATGGTATACTATTTGAAATACGTTCGTGGGGTACACATAAATTAACTGCATACACTGTTAGCCCAGTACCTATAACTGCTATGGTAAGGGCTGCAGAAATTTATATTTATAGACCAGCTCCATTTGGTGGTGGAACCCCACCAGGGATGGTTACACCAGCTCCATTTGGTGGTGGAACCCCACCAGGGATGGTTACACCAGCTCCATTTGGTGGTGGAACCCCACCAGGGATGGTTACACCAGCTCCATTTGGTGGTGGAACCCCACCTGTTCCACCCCCGCCATCTCAAATTGTGACACCGTCGGTCCCGCCGAGCGCACCCTTTAGTCAGACCATGGTAACACCAGTCGTTACATTCAAACGATCAGGTGACAGGAGTATATCTGTAAAGCACATATACAAATCGGATGGTACTGGCTACAGGCATGTGAGTAACCAAGACGGGTCCTATTCTTCAAAGGGACCTTTTTTTACGTATACTGCACAGGGCCAAAAGATTTTCATCACATATACAGGTAATGCTGTACGAACAGTGTCAGAAGTACAACCAACAGCCGGGTCTGAGCCTGTCTGATGGGATATCTCTCATGATTCTTGGTGAACTCATCAGAGGTAATTTACCAAGAAACAACCGAGAGAAGCTCGTGCTTGTTTTATGGGCAATTCATCTGCTCCGAAACGTTCCGAATGGTCCTCCAACGACAGAGGACATGGTTAAAACGCTCGTCAGTGAAGCTAGAAAATTAAAAACTATATAAAATAATGAGGATCCTTCTTGTAGGACCTATACATCTTGCTGGTATTGGGCAAGTCATGCTCAAATACCAGAAAGTTCTCACCGAACGTGGTCACGAGACCATGTACATCCCATACTCTTCACGTAAAATACCTGATCACGATGTATCATTTATATTTATGATTCCAATGTCACAGGTGTTTGAGTGTTTTTATAAACTGAAAAATGCAACTGTAATGACTGTGTGCGAAACAGAGCGAGTTCATGTGCACTATGGAGAGTTGCCAACCGACAGGACTATTTTTGTACCGTCACTCTTCAGTCAGGAGAGACTTCAGCGACAATTCCCCTTGCACCACTTTTCAATCCTTCGGCACTGGACAGAGACTCCATCTGCACGTGGCGCGCCAAAGAAATTAGACATTGATGCAGATTATATCTTCTATACAATTGGCAATGTCAAGGATCCTAGAAAAAATCTTCGACTCTTGCTCGAGGCGTTTGTGAGGCTCAATTTGCCGAGATCTCACCTGCTTGTAAAGGCGAGCTGTCTGGATGAGCTACGTCTTACATTCCCATGGCTCACTGTGATAAACGAAGGGATACTTGGTGAGGATGATATGGAAACAATTCACAACTCGGGTGATTGTTATGTAAATTGTAGTCACTCAGAGGGTGTTGGGATGGGGGCTGTTGAGGCGGCCGTACGCGACAAACCAGTCATTATGGCAGATTATGGTGGTGCGAAAGAGTATGTGAGCACACCTTTTGTAATCGAATGCGATGTTGGTCCAATTGGGTTTGATGATTTTCTATTCAGTTCAAATATGAACTGGGGTCATCCACGTCTCGAGTCCCTGATGGCACACATGCAGCACTGTTATGACAACCGACTGAAAACGTGGGATCACACATATACACGTGATTTACTGGGAGGAGTTCCCCCAGTTCTCGAGTATATAGTCTGTAATCCAGTACACCAGGGCAGATATAATCAGGGCAGAGACTAACATATCCTTTTGCACACCTGTATACAGAACAGCATCATCTATAATGTCAGTACCAGTCTCCTGAATCAGAGACGGTAGAAGATTTGCAACCGCTGCAGTGACAACCAGAGTCACCACCAACTTATTCATTTTATAGAGTGCCGAGAACAAAAACAACCCTTGGTCGCCCTGAAGGGGCATGGTGTTCCAGCCATAGTCTTCGCCCTGCACTTGAGTGTCTTTATTGCGGGAGGCGGAGGCGCAACATCAATCACAATTATTGCTCTCCGAGCCCCTTTGAGAGCATCGTGGTAAGCGAGGAAGCGCTGCTTGGAAGTTTCAACCTTGGTAGCCATTGCCCACACTCCACTCTCAAGTACTTGTGCCCGGTACAAACATGCTTTTTCTTTCTTGTGACACAATAGGAATGGAGAGGTTACCTCTCTTTGCAATAGGGCCTCAGAACATACATTCGACAAAGTCACTTTGGGATCCGCTCTTTAAGCAGCACACCAGATTTGAAATATCACATATATCCGTCCCAATAGACGGGAAGCAGTTCATCGGAAAGACAGTCACAGTAGAATTGAAACCGAATACACTCGGTGATCTGGTGAGCAACATGTACCTTCACTGCTCTTTACCACCAGGGGCTCTTTACTCGAATAATGTTGGTCGATCCCTGATTAAAAAGGCGGAATTTATGATTAATGAGCAGGTTATAGAATCTCTGACTGACGATTGGTATCAGCTGCGAGATGAAATGTTTTTGGACAGCGACGAGAAAGTCAATATACAAAGTGTAACCTCTGATCCGAATGAAATGTATATACCACTTGATTTCTTCTTTTGCAGGAGATTTTCACATGATAAAACCAGACCGAGCCAATTCTTTCCAATGTGTGCACTGGTATCACAAAAGATATATATACGATTCACATTCAATCAGAGTTCATGGTTTAGTGATTCAAATTCAGTTGAACTGTTACGACCAGAAATTATAGTAGAGCAACTTCAGCTGTCAGATGAAGAACGAATCTATTTCAGAACACGTAAAATTGAAATGGTTATACCGAGAATAAAGCAAGAGTCTGTTGCTCCATTCAACACCGGATCCCTGACAGTTCCACTCACGGCAAGTTTTCCGGTTCAGTCTCTATTTTGGTTCTTTAGGCGCAAGAGTTATGAAACACGATCTGATGAGTATATGAACAGGTACACGTACGGGTACAAAGACAACTCGAGGTACGGTTTGCCTCTTCCAGGAACTGGGACGAATTTCAATGATGCCATCAAGCAGGCGACACTGTACCTGAACAATGTAAATATACTGGGAACGTTTCAAGGTGGTCTGTACTACAGGTTTAAGCAACCAATGACTCGTGGATTTACAGTGCCAGTCAAGGATATATACACATATTCATTTGGGTTGGACTCTGGTCAAGGTACTACAGATTTCTCAAAATTGGATTCTGCTCGGACAACATTGAATATAGATTTCGAGGAGAGGTACTCGAGTCAGATTGCACTCAACTTCAACATGTACATTTACTACTACGGGTGGACTCTTCTGACATTTCAGAATGGGTCTGGGTCTCTTTCATATGTTGGATAATACCATTCACTATACACCACTTGATGAAATTGAGCTGGCCTACAGTGGTTGTAAAACCCTTGAACTGTATGCGTTCTGTCCTACAAAAAGGATCAAATAATTTTTTTGAATAGCCATTCAGACTACTCTTATATTCTACGTGGACTGGAAATCCATGGATTCGAACCTCCTCTGACTTGGCGTGCTTCGTAACAAACCATTCTATGCTTCGAAGGCTTATACCCATCTTGTGACTGAGCACATCAGACAGGACTGTACAATTGTCAGGATCGTCAAAAAATTTCGTCAATGAGCCCAAGAGAACCTCTGATCTGCTCATCAGTCTCCCTGTATTCTCTTTGTTTCGTATTCTTAGATGTTTTTACGGGAGCAGACGGTTTGTGCAAATGACAATGTCCACCATGTTTACCCTTGTTTTTGCACGGTTTTCCATTTTTTGTGTGACCTCTGCACTGCTGCGTTTCTGGGGCAGCATCAGATCGAATCACCTTGTAAATTTCGCGCTCATTCGTGAAAAAATGAGATGCAAGTTTTGCGACATAGTCTGCGAGACGGCGCTCAATCTCAATCTCAATCTGAGCCTCAATACGCTCTGCAAACGTACCCATATAACTAGTACTCGCGCTCAAATTTTAGAACGAATCAAATTAATAAGATTATACACGTTGAACAGGTCTGCAAGCTCAGGGCCATATTCATCGTCTATAATGTTCCGCAAAGAATCAAAATGGTCGGACCATTCTGTGTTTTCCATAAGCTCTAGAATATCCGTGACTGGTCGAGCAGATTTTGGGTCTTCAAGGACCCTTGCAATATGTTCAAGAGACCAATACCTGATATCCGCACCCCTGCTAATCAGATACACATCATAGGTGCTCATACTCGTCTCCAGAAAGGTGCCCTTCATGGAGAGCAAGATATCAGCCATCGCACCGTTCGGCCACATTTATATTATACTCACCCCATTCCTCTAGGAGTCTCTTTTGACAAACCTTATATTGAGGGTCTGAAATAGACCTTCGCCAAAGTGTCTGTATTTTGAATGCAGCCATCCATTTTCGTGCGAGGACTGCATCGAGCCTTTCTGCTGGTACAGCTGTGTACCTCCAAGGTACAAGTGGATGCGCCATCACGTGATGAAGAGTAAGGGTTGGGTTTGTGGAAACAACTCCCCAGAGCCATGGCAAAGATTGAGAGGCAAGTATTAAATTTACATCAACAGTCTTTGATAGATGAACCCAGTCCATGTGTGGTCCAAGAAATCCAATATCTTCGAGAGTTGTTATTTCTGGTTGTATGATATCAAACCTCCATGGAAGATCAAGAGACTTTTTCACCAGGGACCATTTGACTCTCTTTGAGTGATCAATCCATGCGACTTCATCGTATCGATCCCTGTACATTCGAAGAAACTCTAAATCACTTTCATCTGAAATCTCCTGGAAAAATAAGTTTTCTATTCTCCACGGAAGGTTTGGGTAGTTTACCATGTCAGTAAATGTAATCCCTGGTTCTATTGTGAGTATGTCCCAGTCCCACTGTTTGTCGAGATATTTGAGGACCGTATCGATGGTTGGTCTGCACGTGCTCAGCTTTTTCCAGTTCCATGGCCACTTTTGAAATCTATCAACCCATGACCATTCAAAGTTGGGATTCTTTACGAGTTGATCAGGTTTCCAAGGGCCATCAGGGTAAAGCTCCAGAACTTCAATCGTCAGATCAGGGTGAACATTCAATGGGAAAAAGAACTCTGATCGTTGGGTGGTACCCCTTGGTGGAGCCCATCTTTCAATATTACGAGCAAGAGAACGACGAAGATACCTGTCCATTATGTATAAGTAGGATTCATCTTTTTATATATTGGACAGTAATAAATGGCATCGTTTGTAAATCCACTGATAAAGTCACAGGAGCAGGCTCACATATTCCACCTGACAACTGATAGCTACGCTGTACACAAGGCTCTTGAGGGGTACTACACAGCTATACCTGCACTCATAGATAGATTTATAGAGACGTACCACGCGTCCCACAAGAATCTTGGTGCGTTCAAGGGATCAGGGAGGTTGTCCCACGATCCCAAGAAGGTTCTACCCTACTTCAAATCTCTGTCGCTCAAAATAAAAAAGGCTCGTCTTCCCAAAAAGGAGCCGTGGCTGGATAATATACGGGTAGAAGTCCTAGAGCTTATAATGAATACTATATATAAGCTGGGACTTGATGGTAAGCAGAAGCGGCGCTCTGCAAATGCAAACAGTGTCGTCTTCATTCAAAATAGCCAGAACATCAATGTCAGCAAGAATTCTAACAAGGCCGCCCCAAATAATGGTAGAGCCCAGAATAGTGTATACCTTACGGGCAAACCCAAATACAATACTCGCAATAACGCC